AACATCGATTGCAAACGTTGTGGATAATATTAACTGGAGTAACAATATGTATGTTATTTGAAACACTCAAGCTGCTTCTGTCTTAACACCATGCAATGCAAGCACTTAAGCAACGTGGAGGCAGAGAGGCCCACCATCCCCCCCCTATAAGGAATCTCTTTGGGGACCCCCCCCAGTAGGTTCCGAGTGCCAGAGGCGCGTTCCTTTTGAACCTGACCTTAAAAAAGTGTTTCCAAATTTTTAAAATTACAGAAGTTTTTAGATGCGAAACCGAGAAAAAACACTAAGCCTACAATGGCTTTGATTTTTAATAACCATGTCAATCAAGGACCCCAAAGCTACAGATCAAATCTCAGACAGTTTAGCTCCATTGAATTCTAAAAGACGTCAACAAGAGGCAGAGGCTTTTTGCTACAGCCTTCTCATACAAGGAACCCCCGGAGCAATGCTCCTGCAAGACTTTAAAGCGGAATACCCGAATTGCGATTTTATCAAAGCCATTTCGCGGGCTAACGCGGCCTTTGAGCTAGTGGCGAGACAACCGGAGGCCGTGATTGTCGGAAAGGCCATCGCGCAGCTCGATTACCAGCTCGCGAAGGCGAACTCCGCTGGCGATATAAACTCAAGCATAAACGCGATAAAGACACGCACTGAAATCTTTAGAAAGTACAATGAAAAGACCACCTCCGAAAACAGGCCCGGCTGGCTCTAATTCAGCACCGCTCCCGATACCAGGTGAGCTTTGCCCAGAGGATATGGCCCTACTCCTTAAAATCACGCGGCGCACGCTCACAAACTGGGAACGGGATAAGATTATTGAGAAACGCGGCAGGAACTTTCCTACGGTGGAGACAATCCAGCGAGTCTTGAACTACTTTCAAAGCGCGACAGATCAGAAGAGCCGCAAATTAAGAATCGAAGCCGACATAAAACAAATTGAGCTAGACCTTTTGAAACGTAATCTGATCTCACTCGAAGAACAGGAGGATTGGCTCCGGGCGACGATCGGGCTTGTCATTATCGATCTGCTGGCGATTCCCTCGAAAAGCGCTAAGAACTTTCCTGAGCTCGATGCTGTAATCGCTCAGGAGAGGTTAAACGAGATCGTGGAGGCTGCCGTCTCAAACCTTTTCAACCGTTTCACTCACACTCTCAAAAATGTAAAGGAAGGAAAGAAAGTTGATTCAGAGTAAGTTTAAAAAAGAGTGTGAGGCTTTCACGGAATGGAAGCCGAAGGAGCTAAAGCCAGACCGGGCCGGTGCTTACAAGCGCTGGATGACTTTCACTCGAGACCTTTTCCGCTTGCCATCCAAAGAGCCAATAACCGAATGGGCCGCGAAAAACGTCCGATTCAACGAGCCAAACAACAGCGGATTTTTTGAGATAAAGGGGCGGGAATACATTATTGAGCCAGTCGAAGCTATGGTGGATTGGCGCGTGAATGACGTCTGTCTTGTTTTCGGGAGCCAGACCGGAAAGACGTCAGCTCTCATGCTCAATGCTAACTGGGTATGCTGTAATCGAAACGCGAGAATCTTATGGGTAATGACCGGGCGTGAAGTAGCGGGTAACTTCTCGGATACTCGCTGGATACCCATGCTGCAGGCTTCTTCGACTTCTTCTTTGATCAGGGGACAGTATGCGCTGAAAAAGATGCAGCAGAAAGTGGGGGGAACGATTATTGACTTCACGGGATCGAATTCCTCGAGTGGCCTAGCATCCACGCCTTGCGATATCGTGATTCTGGATGAGACTGAAAAATTCCCGTCTGAAGTGAGAGGTGAAGCTAACGCCGTATCGCTAGCTGAGCAGCGCGTGAAGAACGCACCGAACCCCAAACGAATCAAGACATCTACGCCTTGTTTTGAATCAGGCTTGATCTGGCAGGAGTTTCTAAAAGGAGACCAGAGGCGTTATTTCGTGCCGTGCCCTCACTGCGAGAACGACCTCCTTCTCGCGTGGTCACCGAACTTCTACACATTCCCAAAACGCGGGTGCGAAGCCTACGTGAAATGGGACGCGGAAGCAAAGGTCGGGGATACCTGGGATTATGAGGCCGTTGAAAAGAGCGCGCATTTTGAATGCCCGTACTGCAAGGGGAAGTTTGGAGACCTGGAAAAGATGCAGATTATCGCGCGTGGGAAGTGGCAACCGACGGAGACCTCCGCTGGGGCTACCTACCGGAGCTATCATCTATCCTCACTATACGCGACGTCGCCATCGTGTAGCGTTGGCAAGCTTGCAGTCAAATTCCTCAAGGAAAAACGGAGCTTACAAGGGCTTCAAGGTTTTGTGAATGGTGATCTCGCAGAACCGTGGATAGCTCAAGAAGACGTCCGCAGAACAGAATGGATTACTTCCTCAGACGCTCCGCTTGGAGAGGGACAATGGGCTCGCTTTTTGACAGCAGACTTTCAAGCTCTCGAGCCGCATATCTGGTGGGTGTGTCGAGCGTGGGATAGGGTAACTGGTAACTCGAGGCTGATTGAGCACGGAAACTGTAAAGACTTTGTAGAATTTGCGGCTATCCAGAAACGTCTCGGTGTACACGATACCGGAGTCGGTATCGATTCAGGTTTTGACCCGGTGACTGTATACGCGGAATGCGCTAATCACGGGGTGCTGAGGCAGCGAGCTTACGACCCGAAGTATCCGTGGAAACAGACCCGCATCATCGTTGGCTGGGTGCCGTTAAAAGGTTTTGGCAAAAATCAAAGCTGGTTTGACGAATTCCATAACCCGCGCATCTGGGGCTATGGAGAGGCGAGACTCTCCCAGCGCGACTTTGGAATTCAGATCCTTCAGTTTAATTCACAAATTCTAAAGGACATTCTCGACCGCCTGAGAAAACGCAAGACGCCGGAAAAGTGGGAGATCACCGCCGAATGGGATACCGACGAATACCGCCTGCATCTGATGGGCGAAATCAAGAAGCGGAAAGAGTCCTTCGGAATTACGACTTACACCTGGGCAAAGCGGACGAACAACTGGCCTAACCATCTTCTGGATTGTGAGGTAATGCAGCTGGCGTTGGCCCTTAAATTTGGAGCGCTTTGTTTGGTGGATAGAATTGAAAATGGAGAGAAAGGAAACGATGGAAAAGGAGAATAAACTTTTATCGGTTTGTGAGCTGGCCGACGCGCTCGGGCGGTCGGTCAGGTACGTGGTTTACATGAAAGCTCGCGGCTTCACGATGCGAGGCGGAAGAGCGACGTTATCAGAAGCTCTTCGGTTCCTTGAAGAGATTCAAACCCCTTGCACTCGCACTGAAAAAAAGAAAAACTGCTAGCCTTCTTTCCTCGCTGCGCAATTCTGCGCGAATCTGCGCTTCCCTGCATTATCTTTTAACATAACAGCAGCTTAAAATATAGCTGTGGGCAGGCTTACTGCGTTTTATATTTCGGAGATGCTAGATTACCTTGTCGCAAAAGCGGCAAACGATAATCAGCCTCTCAAAGCCGCTATCTACGCCGCAGCCGCTTCTAAATTTGAAGCAGCAGCCAATGGAGGCCCCATTGCCTCCGTATCAGCTAACGGCACTTCTATCGCCTACTCACCCCCCTCTTCTCTAAATGCTTCCAGCAGCCAAGACACGGCCATGGAAGCGTTTTATTTTCTCAAAGCCAAGATCGATCTAGCCGAGGCAGCGCTCGAACCAGACGCGACCGATTCTGAAAAGGCCGCCTGGATTAAATCGACCATAACCCCAAAAAAGAGATGGTCCATGGACCACTCTCGCGTCCCGCTGTGGTAAAAAATGTTTAAATGGATTTTAGATAACATTCTCCCTAAAAGAGTCCTGCAAAAAGCGGTGAAAAAGGCCGTTAAAGCCTATTACAACGGCGCTATGAATTCGCCTTCCAGGCCCAGCTTTTACGATTACCTGAAGGACGCGCATCTGGATATTTCAAAGGTCGAGAGAGAGCAGATCGTAATCAAATCCCGCGATCTCGAAAAAAATAACGCCTACTGGCCTAAATACCTCAGCATCCACGAAAATTACACGGTAGGCCGCGGAATCCCTCTAACTCCGTCTTCTTCTGATCCAAAGTTTAACGACCTCATGAAAAAGGTCTTTGAGTCCTGGTCGGAAAATCCACTTGTCGACAGCCGAATGGACCTCTCGGAGATGCAGCGGACAATGGCGCGCACCACGGCTCGGGATGGAGAAGTTTTTATCCTTAAAGTTTGGGACGGGAAGCGGCGGAAAATTCAGATTTTAGAAACGCAGCGCGTTGGATACCCGAAGACGGATAACAGTCCAGATACTATTTACGACGGAATCGAACTAGATCGCTTATCCAAACCGCTTGCCTATTTCGTGCGGCGGGATATGCAGCGCCTTTACGACCCGTCGACAGTAACCAGAATCCCCGCCTGGTCAGTTTATCACGTTTACAACCCGGAAAGGTTTGGTCAAATCCGCGGTTTACCCCTTTGCACAAACGTAATCAATGACTTGATCGATCTCGACCTTCTCCACAAGTACGAGATGGACGCCGCTAAGTACAATAGCCAGAAAATAGCGGCGTGGACCAGGCAAGGAGACGATCTTGAAATTGA